CGATAGACACAATCTTAAATTTTTAGCTGTTGATGATTGGAGAAAACATCATAGAGAATCTGATGATGATGAAAAAGATACTGGTAAATATTCTACACCATTAAGAGTTATTATGTCACCGGATGGTAGAAAGTTTGGATTGTCTCCTTTGCCTGATAAAATATACAGAATTTATTTCTTTGCTTGGGAACAAATAGATGAACTAACTGCTTCAACAGACCAAGTGTTATATCCAGAACAATGGGTGTCTGTATTATTAGCAAGGGCTAGATATTATGTTTGGCAGTTTAAAGAAAACACAGAATTATCTACAATGGCTTTACAAGAATACAACAAAGGAATTAGATTAATGAGGGCTTATACAGGTAACCCACAGCCTTCTAGAATGATAGATGACAGAATAAGATTCGTATAAACTATGGCAACAGAACAAGGAATAGCAATTTCATTAGGTGGTGGTCTAGATAAAACCTCATCATCTTATGAGTTATTTAAAACTCCGGGAGTTGCTACAAGATTAAAAAACTTTGAAGCTTCTATGTCTGGCGGGTATAGAAGAATAAACGGATACAGAAAGTTTGTAATAAGTCCTGTTACTGGGTTTACAATTACTAACGGTGGTGCTGGATATGCTAATGGCACTACAGTTAATATAACAGATTCTGAAGGATTTGGAACAGGAGCAACTGCTACAGCAACAGTAACTAACGGAGTCATAACAGGTTTAACTTTAACAAACGCTGGCTCTGGTTATCAGATACCGCCCAATATTACTTTTTCTAATACTGGAGGTTCTGTTACAACTACAGCAGTAGTAACTTCTACTTTAAATGCTGCTACAACTCCTACCACAGGAACACATCCTATTAGAGGATTGTATTCTCACAATGAAGGATTTTGGGCTTTTTCAAACGGTAACATATATTGGACTGAAAACGGCTATAATTGGACTCAGGTAAACAAAGATTATGGAACTCCTTCAGGAGGTTCAACTACAACTCAGCAAACAACTGAAGAAGCAAATCACACATGGACAGCGAATTGGGCAACAGCAGCACAATTATCTTCTAAACCGGCAGTAACATTAAGCACATCAGCTAGATATCAGTTTGCAGAATATATAGCTTCGGGCGTTCCCCAAGCTAGAATAACATGTACAAACGGAGTAGACCCTGTAGTTTACTTACAAACTAAAGTAGTAAGCGGAACAAGATATTTTAAATTCCAAAGAGGTTTATATAAAGCTTATGGTTTATCTACATCATCTCCAGTGTATGCAGACATACCTAAACCACAATATACGACAGTACATGAAGACCATGTTCTTGTAGGTGGTTGGTCAACCAAACCAGAAACTTTATATTATAGTACAAGGTATAATGATGTTGATTTTACTGGAGCTTCTGCTGGTTCAATAAACATAGGTGATAAGATAACAGGAATGAAAACTTTCCGTAATCAGCTTATTATATTTGGTGTTAGTAGTTTAAGTAGATTAGTAAATATTAACTCTTCTTCTACTATTGCAATGCAAGACATAACAAGAAACATTGGTTGCTTAGATGGTTTCTCTATTGCTGAGATTGGTGGTGACCTAGTGTTCTTAGCACCAGACGGTATTAGAACAGTTGCTGCAACAGCTCGTATTGACGATATTGAATTATCGTCTATATCACATAAAATACTACCGTTGATTAGTGATATTGTTTCGGATGGCGCTTTTGATTTGTCTACAACTGTTATTAGAACTCAGAACCAATACAGATTATTTTATTGTAAGTCTACAACAGGAACAGTATCTCAAAAAGGAATTATAGGAACATTTAAAATAAGTCCTCAAGGCGTTCCAGTTTGGGAGTGGTCAGAAACACAAGGCATTGAAGTATCAGCAATGGCTTCTGGATTTGACACAAGCGATACAGAAATAACACATCACGGAGATTATAGCGGGTTTGTTCATTTTCATAATAAAGGGTATCATTTTAATGGCGCTAAAATAAATGCAGAGTTTAAGACTCCTGATATAGATTATGGAGATATTGGTATTAGAAAAACATTACATTTTACTAAGCTATCTATAAAACCAGAAGGCACAACAGATATAAACTTAGATGTAAGATATGATTTTGAAGATTCTGGAGTTTCTCAGCCAACACAATTTCCTGTTGGCTCTATACTAGAACCTTCTCTTTTTGGCGGAGCTGTTTTTGCTTTGTCAAAATTTGGAACTCCTGAAGTTCCGATGAAACGGATTAACTTATTGGGCAGTGGATTTTCCAATAGTTTTAAATTTACAAGTAACGACACACACCCACCGTATTCTATACAAGGTATGTACGTTGACTTAATACCTTCAAGCAGGAGATAAAGAATGGCAAATCCTTACATTAGACAGTCCTCGTTTTCAGACGGAGATACAATTAATGCAGCATTATTCAATGATGAATATGACCAGTTAGTTGCTGCCTTTAGTACTTCTGGACACACACACGATGGCTCTGCTGGTGAAGGCGCACCTATTACTAAACTAGGACCTACTCAAGATGTTGTTATAGGAAGCTCGTCAATAACACCAAAAACAAATAACACAGTAGACTTAGGTTCTTCTTCTTTAAAATTTAAAGACGCATATTTTTCTGGTAATGTGAATGTAGACGGTGTAGTTACTCATAGTGGTAACATGGTAATTGGTGATGCTGCTACAGACACATTAACAATTAATGCTACTATACAAGGAAGTTCATTAGTATTTGAAGGTGCTACAGCAAATGCTCATGAGTTAACATTAGCAATTCCAGATGCGACTTCTGATGTAACTGTTACTCTTCCTAACGCTACAGATACACTAGTAGGTAAAGCAACTACAGATGTACTAACAAATAAAACTTTAACTTCTCCTGTTATTAATACAGGAATTAGTGGTTCAGCTATACTAGATAGTGACACAATGTCAGGAGCTAGTGCTACAACATTATCTTCATCAGAGTCTATCAAAGCTTACGTTGATACTCAAGTAGCTACAGTTCCAGTTGGTGATGTAACTTCAGTGGTTGCAGGCACAGGTTTAACTGGTGGAGGAACTACTGGTGATGTGACAGTTAATGTAATAGGCGGTACAGGTATTACAGCAAATGCTAATGATATTGCAATTGATTCTACAGTTGCTACATTAACAGGTACTCAAACATTTACTAACAAAACACTAACAAGCCCTGTATTAAATACAGGAGTTTCAGGAACAGCAATATTAGATGAGGACAATATGTCTTCTAATTCTGCTACAAAACTAGCAACGCAACAATCTATTAAAGCTTATGTAGATACGCAAATATCTAGTAATGCAACACAAAATGAAACTATTCAAGATGTTGCTGGTGGAATGGTTACAGGCAATACTGAAACAGGCATTACAGTTACATATCAAGACTCAAACGGAACAATTGATTTTGTTGTTGCTTCTCAAACAGATGAAAACTTTACAACAGCAGACCACAGCAAACTAGACGGTATAGAAGCTAATGCTACAGCTGACCAAACAAATGCAGAAATAAGAGCAGCAGTAGAAGCCGCAACAGACTCTAATGTATTTACTGACGCAGACCATACTAAACTTAATGCTATAGAAGCAAGCGCAGATGTAACTGATACAACAAATGTTGTTGCTGCTCTAACAGCCGGTAATGGAATTACAATTGCATCTGATGGTACAATTGCTGCGGGTGCTTTAGCTTTAACGTCAGTTAACACAGCGGCTAATCAAACTGCACAATTAGCATTAACTACTGAAGAAGGTGACGTAGTTATTCGTTCTGATGAAAATAAAACATATATTCATAATGGCGGCACTGCTGGAACTATGGCAGACTTTACACTTATGGCAACGCCTAGTGATGCAGTAACAAGCGTAGCAGGTAACACAGGTGTAGTTACTAATGCTCACATAGCTGCTGCTGTTGAAGCCGCTAGTAACTCAAACACATTTACAGATGCAGACCACAGCAAACTTAATGCTATAGCTGCTAGTGCTAATAACTATGTACATCCTAACCATACTGGTGAAGTTACATCTACAGCAGATGGAGCAACAGTTATTGCAGACAATATAGTAGATGAGGCTAATCTTAAAGTATCTAACACACCTACTAATGGTTATTTTTTATCAGCACAGTCTGGTAATACAGGTGGTTTAACTTGGGCAGAAGTGGATGCCTTACCTACACAAAGTTCTAACAGTGGTAAGTTTTTAACAACAAACGGTTCAGCTGCAAGTTGGGCAACAATTGCTACAGGTAACACCACAGCAAATGGAATGTGGGAACACGCACACACAATTAGTAGTAACTATAGCATCACAAGTGGCAACAATGCTATGGCTGCTGGTCCGATTACAATTAATTCAGGGGTATCAGTCACAGTACCTACTGGTTCAACTTGGGTGATAGCATAATGAGTAAAGTAAAAATACAAGGTAACGCATCAGGCACAGGGGTACTAACTGTAACTGCTCCGAATACGAGTACAGACAGAACGATAACACTACCTGATGGAACAGGAACTCTAGCACTTACTACAGGAGATGACGATAAGCTACCTTTAGCTGGTGGTACTATGACAGGTGTTTTAATTAATAAAGCTCCTAGTTCAGGTAGCACTACATTACAAACATTTCAAAGAAGTGATG